AGAGCCGTCTCTTTCAGAGTAGAGCAAAGTACCACCAGCATTTACAACAAAATAACCATATACACTTTCAGATGAGGCTCCTGAACAGGTGAAGGTTAATTGAGCACCATAGGTAATAACACCAGCAGCAGCCGCTCCCCATGTACCAGCAGTTAATGCCTGTGCTGCATACCCAGTAAAAGTAGACTCTGTATATGTAGCAGCCACATCTGATTCAGCAGGAGTAGTGTTACTTTTAAACAATTTAACAGTGAGATTAGTTGGAGCAGTCTTATTGACAATCATCTCCAAGGCGAGGTTCTCGCCAACGTCAGGAAAATTAAGCGCCATAACCTAGCTCCAATGCTTTTTCTTGTGTAAATCCACGACGTTTAGCTGGAATCTCGATCCAACGTGCCTGTCTCAATCCATTGATATGGACTTGTTCGATAGCAATAGTATCACCAGACTCAGGATCAGTGAAGTGGATTTCACATGCTTCCCCAAGTTTAAAGATAATGCCAATACGATTTTCGTACATAACCCACATGCCTGTACGCCAAGCTTTAGGGAGATGTACTGTAGGTTTTACTTTTGGAGCAAAGCTTGCTTTGATTTTATTAAAGATATTCATTATAAGATGATATAGTTAATAGATACTCCAGTTGCCGTAGCAACTGAGAGGTTTAAATTTAGTGCCTCACCAACATTGGTCTGAAACCAGCCATGTTCATTGAATGGTAGTACTAGACCACCATTGGCACCCAGAGGAAAGAGTGCAGAAATATCATTAGTAGCAGACTGGAACTTGACATTATTAGCTAATGTAGTTACAATCGCAGCGTCGATTACACGAATACTCATACCGGGTGCAGCAGCTAGAATCTGCGTATTACCAGTAGCGGACGAGTTAATAAAAGTACTTTTAATACTAGGTTGCTGTGGAGCAGTTCTTGTTACATTACCCATTATAGTTTCCAGTTAAAAAAAGGGGGACAACGCCCCCTTCTATTTGTTTAGCGAGTATATTCAAGAGTCAAATACAGTTCACCAGAAGTAGGAGTACCTGTGGTAGCTGTACCGTTAACCCAAACTTGAATATCCGTTCCATATGGAATATTATAGTTTTGCATAATACCCGTTAATGGGGATACAATCACATTAGTACCAGCAGTAGCAAATGCAGTAATCGCATTCACAAATTGTGTGCCAGCAGAAGCTGAGCCAACACTATAAGTAGCAGCAGTAATACCACCACCAGCCAACTGGGTCTTAACCCAAAGACGCATATTAAGGATAGTAGCATCAGCAGGCAACACAGCAACTTGGGTGTTAACACCGCCTGTGCTAAAGTTTGCCGACGTAAGCTTGATTACCTTAGTTAGTACATCCTTGATGTTACTCGTAGCACTAGGTCCAGTGCCAGCAGCGGGATCGCCTACAGCGACTTGACCGGGGACAAAAACAATTGCCATTTTATTTCCTTTATAGAAAGATTACCCTCATACTAATACTCCCCGAGCCAATGGCTAGTTTTTCATGTATGAGGATAATACAAGCAATTAATTAAGCGCCCTGAGAAGCGTACAGACCACGCACATCAGTTGCACCAAACGAATAACGGGCGGTAGCCTTGAACTTAGCGTTCTCGGTATCCCAGTCATTATCCATGTCGAAACTATCAGCACGACGCTCAAAGTACTTCATTCCGTGAGGAACATTAGTACGGATGAACCAAGCATCAGTATCGGTCAAGAAGTGGTTAGTAACAATCTTAGGAATGGAACCAAGAGTCTTGATAGCATTCAAATCGTTGTTATCCGTACCAACACGACCATCAGTACCCAGAATACGCTTTGCTTCAAAAATCAATTGACGCGGTATAATCAGGGTTTCAGGACGAACGGCAATCAGCAAACCAGCATCATTGGTGAAACCAGCAATGTCGATACATGCTTGCTCAAGAGCAGCTTCAGACAAGTCAGATGCCGTAGCAATCTGATTAGACCAAGTACCACCTTTGATGTTCACATGTAAAGAATTGATGAGGGAGAGACCATCACCGAATGTATACAAGCTATTAAAAGCACGGTTATACACGTTGGCAGCAACGATTTCCTTCGTTTGACGCATTGAGAAGGCAAGACCTTGGGCCTTACGCTGACCAACGATATCATACTGGTCATCATCCATAATCTCACGTGTGATGATAAACCCGAGGGCGTATACCACATGTTGATAACGGGTGATGAAAGCTTGACGTTCGCTGTCATAAGAAATTGGTGTACCTTCAGCTTTGCTTACAGCAAGACCAAAAGACGAGACACCGACGTCCTCTTCAAACGCTTTACTCGACGTATACTTGTCGAAAAGTTTATCATACTCAGTATCATACTCATCGTATGCTTTACCGTACCAAGCATTAACACCGGGCCAGAGGGCCTTGGCAAAAGAGCCACTGTTCATTACAGACATTTATATCTCCTTTAAATATTAAGTACCTGTAGCACCAGTGCCAGTAGAGAACGAAGTAGCGTTGAGTTTTACCCAATAGCTAAAGAACGCATCACCGGGGATGTTATCAGGACGATTGGGGAAGCCCACAATCTTCAAAGGAAGAGTAGCTGTGGTAGCTTGACCAGCAGAGTCAAGTTGCTGACCAGACGAACCGGATGCTGTGTTACCAGCAGTAACGGTAAACTGACCATTAAGACCAACAGCGGCAGTCACAGTAGCAGCAGAGGGACCAGCACCAGCCAATTGAACTTCATACACCAGATTTGGATCATCTGCAACCAACAGATAACGATCTGTCAGGGTCCGACGATACACAGGAGTATTCAGGTCATTAACCGGAGGAATGTTAGTAGGTTCGTTACCGATACCACTAAACAAAATACCTACGACGATACCGACAGGAATGTCAGTAGCAGCAGAGATACGGGTAACTGTAGGAACACCAGATGCCGCACGAGCGTCACCTAAGAGTTTTACAGCATCACCCACCATGATGACAGTAGCATCAGAGGCGGGTACAAAATACACATTGGCTTGCCCATTATAGGGCGCACCAGTGATTGTTTTAACGGGACGAAACCCGTTAATACGCGAAACACTTGCCATTAGTTATTCTCCAAATAAGCAAATTATGGAATACTCTAATAGCACTTAAATTTTAAGAATCCCGAGTTAGGTCGAGCTTTCCATAAGTACCATCAAGAGCTTTTTGTTTAATAGCCAACTCTTGCTCATCAATTTGACGCTGTTTGACAGCTTGATCTTCTGCATACCATTCTTTACGGATACGCACGACAAATGCCTTTTGGCCTTGTCCAACAGATACTTGGCTTACTGTGCCTTCTGCCGATGTTTTATTGACTCGCTGATCGCCGACTCTTACAGCCTCATCCTTAACTAGCTCATAGCCAGCATCAAGGAAAGTCTGGACACGATCTGTCGTGTCATTTATAATTCTATATTCGTAATTGGCATCTTTACCATTCACTTTTAAGACGTTGCGAGTCCCAACGGGAACTCGTTGCACGCGACCACTTGGTGCTTTCGCAATAGCTTCTTTAACTTCACTCATGTTTAACTCCTCATAGATTTAAGATCGGCAATATACTTTTCTTTAGTAATAGCACCAGTTCTTACGAATCTATCCATTATACGACGCTCGTCATCTGAAAGAGCAAAACTGTCTTCGCCCTTACCACCCTTAGAAGAACTTCCTTCTACTGCACCAGCCTTTGCACGGTTTGGATTAGTAAACTTTGTAGGAAACTCTTCTTTAACCTGTTTCTCTACTTCTTTAAGAACCGCATTGGGTTCCATACCTTTTGATGCAAGACTACGGCCTAATGCATCTGCATAAGCACGCATTGGTTCATTTGTCTCATACCACTTGTTTTTATCGACCCAAGCAACAAACTCTGGGGCTTGTTCTGCTTTGGTTTGTGGCTGATTAACAGCCTGTTTCAGCTTGAATTGCTCCTCTTTTACGAGGTCAATCTGGTCATCTAAACTGACAAACAGATCAGAGTTACCTTCTTCAAAGGCAGTCTTTTTCTGTGCTTTAAGCGTTTCAAGTGCCCTAGCATACTCAGTTTCACGAACAGAATTGTGATGACGCTTCATGTCATCCAAAGCATTCTTCAGTTCTTTGATAGTACGGTTCTGATTGTCCATCTTCTTGAACAACTCACCCCTATCATTAAACTCTTTGGCGGGACGCCATTGGTCAGGATCGCCTTCCCATTGGTCTTTAGGAACCCATCCAGACTCCATTGCACGTTGTTCAGCTTCGGTATGTTCTACCTTGACAACTTCTTTAGCTTCTGTACCTTCTACAATCTCTTTAACTTCTTCAGTCATATCGACTTCCTTCCATAAACACACAAATGACATCTTCGTCATTTAGTGCAACAAACTCTTGTTTATCTTCTGGGTCAGTAATAAACTTACCAGAGAATCTAGCATAAGCAATCTTGTCTCCCACCTTAATAGGTGAAGTAGTTCCAAAATCTTTAAATGCTGTGTCACCAATTGCGACTACTGTACCAGTATCAACTCCTGCCTGTGCCCGTTTCTTATCATCGGAATCAGGGAGAACAATACCTGCTGCGCGTGCGCGTAGATAGTCTACATTAGTTTCTTCGAGTTTGTCCTGTTTAATCAGGATGCGGTGAAGTACCACTTTAATTGTCATTGAGTCTCCTCAGTTTGCTCATACTCTGCTTGAAGCATATCATTGTATGCTTTAATATATCCAACGTATTCTCGATCTTGTGTAGGATTAATTCCTGCACTCTCACCTAGAATCTCGTGGATATATTTTACTCGTTGTGCTAATTGACTGAATACTTCCTGTGTTACAGGATGTCGTTTCCAGTCAATAAAGTCTTTTTGATTCACTACTTAGTATTTCCTTTTGGTTTAGCCGCCTGTTGCTGCTTAACTTGACCCATCTGTTTAGCATGGGTTAGTGCTTGTTCATGGGAAGCTTGTGCATGAACAGTATCTTGGATGAACTTAGCACTCTCTTGTGCTGTTCTCATATTTGCTGTATGTGTCTCAATAGCTAGATTAACTTTAGCCAAAGCTGCTTTATTCTGTACATCTTGATCGGCTGCATGAGCCTTCATAGCTAACTGAACTTGCTGACTTTGCTCATCAAGGTGTGCTTTAAATGCAGCCTCTTGTTGCTTAATCTGGCTTGCTTGTCCCATTGCCTGTATCTTAGCTTGACTCTCAAGCAACTTAGGATCAGGTGGTGGAGCAGGAGGTTGTCCGGTCTGAGCCACTTGTGGATGGAGAACTTGTTCCCAGTTAGGTTGTTCTTGTGCTTCAAGCACTCGTTTAACCACTTCGATAACATTCAACATGCCCGTTGGCAGTAGTTCCAAGAGTCCTTGTGCTTTAAGTAACTTCTCTGTTTGTGAGACAGCAGTTGGGTCAGCACCCGGATAAATCTTATGAGTTTCCATCTTAAAGTCATCTGGACCAACTTCCATACCAACTAAATCCACATAAGTTTGTGGGTTGAGGTACATGGAATTTAGTCTAGCAATCTTAAGAAATTCCTCACCCAGTGAGCGATAGATTCGTTTGTAGACAGCAGTAAAGACTTTCATCCCCTGCTCAATTGAAGCCATTGTAGTTGTAGCTGGAGTATTCTGACCCGGCATTTTACCCACAAAAATTTCAGCTACTGAGGCTAACTCTTTACCAGAAGTAATGAGAGAGCCCATTAACTGAAATAGAACAGTTGAAGGTTCGTTAGTTGGTAAAGGAACAATCTGCTTTTTCAGATCATCTCCAGTGGAGTTTACAACCTTCCATTCACCAGGTTGAAACCGTAGTTCTCCCATACGGAGACGTAAACCTTTCCCTAAGAAACCAGCTTGAAGATTATGTTGGGTGCCAGCATCAATAAGCTGATTAATAAGGGTATTGACAGACTCATTAATAGGGCCAAGTAGAGTGCCGAACCCAATGTCATAGAAACCCCCATCTGGATTAGGTATAAATCCAAACTTGGTGTAATACTGGATAGGGTCAATCTTACGGACTTTACCATCCTTATCAAGTTTAACAGTGCTCTCATCAAACCTAGCGGCAATTCGCAGAATCTTTTTAGACTCTTTGTGGAATGTTACAATGTAAGGCTCACGATACCCATCGTCATCCAAATCAATAAATGTATGTTGTTCAATGACTGTGTATGGAGTTGTCTCATCCACCTGACTAGGTGTGTTCATCTTATTGTCAGGTTGTGGAGCAGAACCTAAATCAATGTCTCGCCATATCTTAGTCTGTTGGCGTTCTTTAAGTTTGCGGGGAGACACTTCTAGAATCTCCGAGATACGTTCAGCATCCTTAAGACTCTTAGCCCAATAGTTAACAACCAAGTTCTTTGGCATAACTAACGATGAGCAGTTCTGTTCTTTAAGAGAATCCCAATAAGTTTTCTTAAACATGGTGCCAACAATAGGCAACATGATAAGCATCTTATCCATCTCCTCTTCCCAACTATCCATTTCTTCCATCAGTTGATAAGACATATAAGTAGAGACAGCCATAGCCATTTCAGTCTTAGCACCATCTTTATCCTTACCAATAGGTCTAGCTTTTACGATCTTCCCATCGGACGGAAGGAGCGAGGGATAGGCACGAGCCGCAAACTGCATTGCAGCAGTAGACAAAAGAGGATACTTGATATTCGATGAACGAGGCCAAGGCCATGTCTTTGTCTCAATGGTCTGTTTAGCCAACTTAGTCCACTCATCAACGCCTTTCTCCCAGTCAGCACGGGTAGCAAGATCAGATTCAAACCCCTTTGAAACCTCTCTACCAATATCTAGTAGTTTTTGTTCGTCTAACTTGTCTGCAATGTTTACAGACTCTAGCATTACAGCCAGTGAAGACTCTGGAGCCTCCTGTGTGTCAGTAGCCTGTATATCCATTGCGTCCTTGTTCGTTTATACCGGACTCTTCTACTTCATCCGCATAGATTTGTTCATCTATTTCTTTAGAGGTAGGAGCTTCCATTAGTTTATCTAAGATAAGACCTAAGTATGCTAATGCGTCTACTTGGTCATCATGTTTTGCACGAGGAAAGATGATTGCCTCTTCCTCAAAGTCTAAAAACCAGTCTTGTTTTTGGTCAAACTTTACAGCACCAGCCCGAACACGGGCCTGCATTGATCTAGCACGGGTTAACTTGTCTACAGATGGTGATACAGGGTGGATATTCATGAAATCCCCTGTCTCCATCATCCGTTGTCTTAAGAAAGGCCCAATAGCCTTCTCAATTTGACCACGTTCCATAGAAACTGCAATCGGATCATACATTCTTTGGAGGGAGAGCATGGTTTCGACAATCTCTTGTGAGTCCATCCGTTCCCGAATCACTCTAAAGATGTATAAAACACCATTCTCATCTGTACCACCGATAATAAATACAGACCAGTCGGCAGTCTCAGCTTGAGACACAGCCAAGTCACTTCCAATATAGAAGTTGAAGTGCTTTTTCCAGTCTGATTTCTGTAATAGTTGCCTATCTAGATCAGTGAAGTCCAAGAAATCACTTCTTCGGAAGTAACTTAATGACTCATCAATCGGGATATTCAAGAATTCTTGTGAGTAGACATCTGGTAAACCCTGATCTACGTATTCTTGGCGCTTTGTAACAAAGTAATCTTTGTCGTAACGCTCTTTCCACAAGATTTCAGAGAAATCGTTAGTGTGGGCACGGTATTTAACACCAACCCAACTAGGTTTCTTCTTGGTAGAGTAGCTCTTAAGTGGCTCAACTACCGTATTCTTATCTGACCTCTTAGGCATAACCGACTCCAACAAGGAGTCATTATGAAGAATGGTCCCCACGTATCTTACGATCCCTCGATAGGAACGACAAGGCAGTAGGGCACCATAAAACCATCGCTTGAACTTCTGACGGCGTTCTTTGTTAAGAACAATCTCATCATTCTCCAAGTCGTCACAGACAATAAGGTCTGGACGTTTATTATCCCACTTTAGACCCCGTACTTTTTGTTCAGAGCCTTTAGCACTAATACGAAACATATGACCATCAGTACACATACAAATGAAGTCATCTTCTGTTTCCTTAATAAATTCTTTGATCTTGAATAGGGACTTGATAGATTCGTTCTCCATCAATTCCTTCTTGATATCCCCAAGGAACTGTACTGCCTGGGAAATAGTATCCGAAACAACCAGAACGTAAGAACGTTCGCGGAACAAGACTGCTGCCAGAGTATACGTATGTGTCAAGGCGGTAGTTTTCGCATGACCACGTGGGGCAGCAATAGCGACCATTGGATGAGGTTGACAAAATAGTTCCCACCATTCTTTATGACAAGCTGGAGATTGTACAGGAGAGTCAAATGTTTTCTGAAGTAGAGAACTAGAGAAACCAGAAATGACGTCTGCCGTTAAAATCATTTTTTCTTACGGGCGCGTGCAGCGCCATCATTCTTCTTCAAAGACCCATCTTTATTTCTAGAGAAAGAGTCGTTAACCTTTTCAGGAACAACACGAAGATTGGATCGTGAGGTTGGTGAACCACCTTTAGACAATGGCTTAATATGGTCTACAGCCTTACCATCACCCTTGTGAACCTTGCCTGCTTTCTCCATGATCGCTCTGGCTTTGTTCTGTTCAGTTCGTTTTTTAATTACTTCTGGCTTACTTGTGTATTTGGCGACTTCTTTTTTATAGTCGCGTTTTCCATTTTTCATGAAGGGCATTCAGACTTCCTTATTACTCTTTTGTAAATTTACTTTAGCTGGAATTACTTGTAGGTTGTTCCATACGTGGAGGCCACAGATGTTTTTTCCTTTAATAGGAATAATATGATCTACATGCCATTTAAAACCTGTTAGATTATTTCGACGAAGTCTAAGATCATGTGCCTCTAACGTTACCAGATCAGTTAACTCTTTATCCCAATATGGGACTCTCATGGACTTTCGTCGTAGGGCTAACCATAACTTACGCTCTAAAGTTAGATATCTTTTTTTACCTACTTCCCGTGCAATATGTTTTGCTTTCTCCGGGTTATTTTTTATCCATTTAGTTGATTCTTTTATACCACATTCTCGACACTGATTGTGCGGGTAATATTTATTGTATTTCTTATTAAAAGAAAATCGAAATAATGTGTTAGTCTTCTGGCAGTGATTGCAAATCAGGGTCTGACTCAGTTGGTACATCTGTAATGTCTTCTACAAGTTCTAATGGTTCACTTTTTTTATTTGTGGGATTTTGCCAACGAGCAAACTCCAACGCTAATTCTTTTAATTGATCTGAGACAGACACCTGAGTAGTCTCACGACGGTCTGTGGCATTACCACGCAATAGTTCTCGTTTGGTAATCAAATCAACGGACACCTTTGCAGCATCCTTCATACTCACTGGCGACCTGTAGGTCTGTCCAGTTTTCTTATCAAATAAGACTTCTCCATTCTCAACACGGTCCAAAACCGCATCTAGGGATCGTTCCACAATCTTGGATAGCTTCGTATCCATCTGGAGATTCTCAGTGGCTCTAACCTGATTCTCGATATCCTTCCACCAAGGAAGGGCTTTCCACGCTCGAATAAGCTGATGTGGTACACCAGTTACGGCAGAAACAAGAGCCATGTTCCCAAGTACAAGGTACTGGGATACCACCTCAATCCTCTTTTCAGGGGGCCAAGTGGCAAACTTACGATGTTTAGCTTTATGCCTACTTAGGCTTAATTCTTTAATTTCCATTAAATATCTTTTGATGTTGGGGTGTCACAGGCAAGGTCTGCTCGATAGACTTGACCACCTTTGGTTCCGATAAGAACATGCATCGTGCCAGTCATCCCAGCAGAGCATTGCCACATAACTTGGGTTCCATCCTCAAACTGTCCTTGATGGATAGCAGGTGGAACTTGGGCAATAACCGATCCTACTGTCAGTAACAAAGCAACAATAGTGGATTTAAGCAACATTGGTTATTCCTTTACAAAGTAGTGGTCATACTAATATTATAC